TTTTTTGAATACTCCTCAAGCCTTAGTGTCACGGTATTATCTGCCTTAAATTTGGCTAAGGACAAACCGCCAATCCCTGCGCACACATCGCGAACATCACCGCCAGGGGTAATACCTCCGATTATATCTAGTACACATTGTGGCGTGTAATCTTGCATATAGTTTTTTCTATCTGCACTATGTTCTTCAAATTCAGCAAGTAACGCTTCATACGAATAGTACGGTTTTATCGCCTTCAAAAGTACCGAACGGGTATTCGAATCTAGCAACGTCTTTGTTAGAGCGGTAGGTATTTCGTGCACTTCACGAATATTTAATTCTTCCATAATCCTTTGTAGGATTGTCATAATCGAATTCCTCCTCCCCTAACACGTCGTCTCGTTCGTTTCTTCGGCGCATCGCCCGCTTTCACTACACGCGTCGTATTCTGATACGGCGTATACTCTTCCTTACTATTCCGCGCCTCTAACGCCTCGAAGTTCGGGTTCATAATTGCAATAGCAGCTTGATTATAGTTTCTAATATCAAATGGTTCATTTCTTTTTCGTCCCGGGCGTAGCACCCATTGTTCTTTAAAATGGCCATTAACTAATTTAGAAACTTTCATTTCTGCCAACAGACCTTCAAAGTATTTCTTCCCATACCCTTTTTCATGATCTTTTGGGAAGTGGCAATACCTCGGCTGTCCTTTTTCTTGGTTTAAGTCACTATAAATTTGTTCCTTGCCCGTATCTACGCCGAGCTTAAATAATTTAGTTTTGTATTTTTTCAACTTAGTAGGCAAGCCGTCAATCAGGTCTTTACCTGCACCGCCTACACCTTTAATAGGGTACACGCGCTTATGCCATCTAGTTGAGCAGTACTTATATACCGATTGGGTCTTACTACCACCGGAGTCAATACACGTAACGGATACGCCTCGTTTTCTACCATCAGCATAAGACCATGTACGATTTAAAATAATATCGTCTAATTCTTTCCATACTGCGTCGTAAGCAGGGTCTCCATATAATCTGAAGTATTGTATACCCCAGCTCTCATAATCTTTCCCCCAGCCTACAATTTCACACTCTAAGCGGTCATCCTGAGTATCGACACCACATGTTAAGAGTAGAACACCGTCCGGCAACTCCGCGCCGTAGTCTTCTCTACGTTCGTAGAGCACTTCAGCCTGCAGTGTTTCGGTATCCTCTTCATAAGGAACTCCCATTTCTGTATTAAAGAATGTCATGATGCCGACAGTTCCGAGTTTAAGTGCTTCCTCATATTTACCTTGGAGTTTTCTCCAAGATGCCCAAGGCGAGCCAAACACGTTCATGTGAAAGCTTCGGCAATTGTACTTCTTTAAATTCTCCGGCGCTTCCGCAATCCATTTACCCTCTCGATACAGTTTCTTCCATTCAAACTCTTCGGATAGTGTTCCGCAGTGATCACAGGCCAAATAGTACTTGCCTGTATCCTCGTCTGCGTGGAACTTATCCCAGGAAGGATACACGTATTCGCCACACGCAGGGCACTTAATGTGCCATACCTCTTGCGTACCACCCAGATACAACTTTTCTATCCGGCTGGTACCTTTGGCCAACGGGGTAGATGCGTACACGTGCTTTCGATTGTAGAACGTATTAGTACGCTTTTCTGCCAGGCTCAAAGGGTCGCCCTCCGTCCCCGCTGATGCTGGGTAGCGGTCAATTTCGTCCGCTAATAATACACGAATTGGCCTAGATGCCAAATCTGCTGGAGCGTTCGCACCGACTAATGTCAGGTAACCACCTGGAAAGGTCTTATTCAATACCGTATTGCCACTGTCCCGAGATTTTACATCGGCCATTTTATCGTTCAATACTTTTGTGTCACGAATAAAGGGAGCAATACGAGTTTTAGAAAACTCTTTAGCTATATCTTTTGTTGGCTGCATGAACATAATTGGTGAAGGAAAGTAGTCAATAAAATAACCCAACACATTTTTAATGAGCTGGGTCTTACCTATTTGTGAGCCGGTCATATAGACTACTTTTTCAACATCTGGGTCACTCACCGCATCAAGCATTTCTTTTTGATATGGTGCCCTATCGGTGGAATACTTCCCTGGTTCGGCGCTATCCTCTGTGGAAAGCACCACATTGGCGTTCGCCCATTCTGAAGCAGTAAACTTTGGCGGTGGTTTTAGGACACTGGCCAGCCCTTTGAATAGGTTGCATGTGTGCTTCAATCACCTTCACCTGCCTCGTCGTCATCCACGATGATGTCATCGGATTCATCGTGGAACATGTTCGGGTCATATTCAGACAATTCAGTTAGGCACTCATTTACCTCATCGAGAAGTGTATCTTGAATGACTAACAAATTCGTCTCCCCTAACACTTTAGGTGCAGCTTTTAACGGCAACGCCTGGAGCTTACTTTTAAAGTTATTCAACATTCGATTCATTACGGCTTTAACTGTGTTAGAACGATGCAATTCTCCATTCATGATCTTCAGTTTGTTCTCTTCAATCATCCGTTTTGTTCTAGTTAACAAAGTTCGTTCCGCATCATACCCGCCTTCACGTACTTTCTTTTCAAGTTTACTTTCTCCGGTTTTATACGCAATAAATGCTTGTACTGTTTTCGCAATATTGTACTGTCCGCGTTTTTCCTTTTCGAATATACCGTCCTCGGTCAACTGCTGAACACGTCGAGAGCTGATGCCAAGCACTTTTGCCACAATTTTAGATGATACTAATTCGTCAACGATTGTTACGTTCGTCACAGCCTCGCCTCCTTTCAAAAGTTGACCGTTTTTGAAGCCGAACAGCAGTTCGGAAAAATAACTAACTAGCTATTCCGCGGGGTTCGGATGACCCACGCAAAATATTTTTCATTTGGAGTACCTTATAGGCCCCCTATTGAGGCTGAGGCCCTAGCCCCCATACATGCCCCCTCGCCAGTGCTGTTTGCGTGAATGTTTCATCATATCTTTAGCAAAGGCTTTGGCTTTACAATTACCTTTACTGCCAAGGACAATAGCATTAGCAGTACACTTATTACGTTTGTTATGTAAACAATCTTTAATATGGCAAGTAATATCTGTCATACTATTCTCTCCTTTCTGTTGGCAGTTAGATTTTATTTGTAGGCTTAATCAATATCATCATAGGAGTAGTGATTTGATATAGTTAAGTACTCAAGGAAATCTCTTACATTATGTATTGGTTGTAGTTAAACAAGGCTATTCTATTTTGTACGAAAACAACTCATAGGTGTCGCGAATTTATTTTGATATAGTTTGTTATTTGAAAGGATTACATTTGCATTACGAACAGGTACCCCCTATGATGATATTGATTAAACCTGCATAATACAAAAGGACGCCAAGTACATCTGGCGCCCTTTTCTTATTCACTTCCTGTGAAGTTTCCCAACTTTCACACCTACAGTATACCACATGTCGATGTATCGTTTTGTATCGTTTTGTATTGTCAACGCTATTTCAATCTAGCACGTATACGCCCTACCTCTACTAGGGCCCTATCGTGTAGCTCGCCACGTACTCTTGCCTCGCTATAGAATAGGATACCTGCTAGCTCTTTCCAACTCTTCCCCTGTACGTAGCGCTCAGTCAGTAAGACCGCCAACTCATTCGGCCGTACTTGGCTAATCACCCAACGGACTTCTGCCTTAATGGCTTTTAACCGTTCTATTTCCTTTCGTTGCAGTTCGACACATTGCTCAATACCCGCTACTATACCGGATAAATCGCCGCAATGCCCGCCGGATATCCTATCCTTGCTGTAGTCCGTGGCGGACAAGGTATCCGCCTTACGTTCTATCTGTGCCTCAATATCACGCTTAATGGAATCTATGCGGTCATCAATTCGTAATATTTGTTGCATGTACTCTTTATCGGTCACTCTTCCGCCCCCTTGCAATATCTCCATATCTCGTATAGCTTATACTGGTCCTCGTGCTTACGGCTCACCGTCCATGGACTTTTACCCTCAGCATACACAAGCGCCTTACCGGTACCGCCCCATACATCATCAATACGATAGAAATGCCTATGATACCAATGCTTGTTGTCATTTGATACTAACACGCAGTCCCCTTGTTTAAAGTGTTCCATTCCCCATCACCTCATTGATGTATCTATCCAAATACCAACGCGCTTTTTTTAGGTCTTCGAGTTTATCACCCTTGTACCCAGCACGTGCGATGTACTTGATAACATTACCTAGATGATACGGGAGTTGTTGATCTTCGATAAAGTCAATCACTTCAATCTTACCTCTGGTGTAATGTGATGGATGATTCACGGCATCGTGCTCAATATTTCCATACATCTTATCCATATGCTCAACAGCTGGTACTTGAACAGTTTCTTTGCTACTGTCTTCCTTCTGTCTATCTTCTGTCTTGTTACTGTCTACTGTATTCATTTTTGCTTCCTCCTCAACTTCTTTCTTGGATTTATGACAGAATTTAATTGCACAATCAGGGCAATATTTACGTGGTCGGCCCTGCGGCTTTCTAAAATATTCAAACGGCTCTCCGCAACCTTCGCACTCTCTAACTTCTAACTTAGTACCGGTCGGCGGAGGCGTCATAACTTCCATGCACTCCGGACAATAATCTTCCGAAGTTTTAACCGTAAACTTCGTACCGCACTTTCTACATTTTTTTTGCATAACGTTTTACTCCTTGTACAATTCCTTACGATATTTAATGGCTTCGAGTAGTGCATCTTGCCCTACTTCCTTACGCTCTAATGCTTTCATCACTTGCTCGTCCATCGTTCCTTTTGTTACTAGATGATGGATAATAACCGGTTGCGTTTGGCCTTGCCGGTGTAGCCTCGCATTAGCTTGTTGATATTGCTCCAAGCTCCACGTTAATCCATACCAGACAATGATGTTGCCACCAGCTTGAAGGTTTAGTCCGTATCCAGCCGATGCGGGATGGGCCAGTAACATTTGAATGTTTCCTTTATTCCACTCGGCCACATCGTCATCTGTCTTTAATTCGACAGCTTTTGGAAAGGACTCTTTAATCGCTTGCAGGTCATGTTTGAAATTGTAGAATACTAACATCGGTTTTCCCTCATTTGTTTCTACCAATTCTTTCAATCGCTCAACCTTTTCATTGTGTACGATAATGGTTTCACCTTCATCGGTATAGATAGCACCATTAGCCAGTTGTAATAATTTACCGGCCAAGGATGCTGCATTGAGTGCGCTTACATCGTCATCATCAACTAAGCTTAGAACGTGATCACGTTCCATTTCTTTGTATAGCGCCCATTCTTTGGGATTCATTTCCACTGTGATGACATTTTCGATACGGTCTGGCAGTGTTAGATAATCTTTAGCTTTTAAGCTCATACAGATATCTTGCATCTTACTGAATATCGCCTTATCACCTCCCAGTAACAATCGGTAGCTATACACGACGTGCCCGTTGGTTTTATCCGGTGTAAAATACCGTGTACGATATTCGGTCAAGGTCTTACCTAATCGTTCACCACCATCTAATAAATACATCTGCGCCCATACATCCATTAACGTATTCGGTGCCGGTGTTCCTGTTAGAATCACTACTCGTTTGAAGAAAGGCCTCATTTTTCGCATGGCCTTAAACCGTTTAGCCTGGGGATTCTTAAAGGATGAACTTTCATCGATAACAAGCATGTCAAAAGGGAACGACTTCTTACGATAGTATTCATACAGCCATTGCACGTTCTCACGATTCATCACATAGATATCAGAATCACTTTCAAGTGCTTTGATGCGGTCCTTTTCAGGACCTAGCACAGATGCTATTTTCAAATAGCTTGTTTCATTCCATTTGTTAGCCTCTTGCACCCAAGTCGATTCTGCTACTTTTTTAGGTGCGATAAGAAGCACTTTTTTAATATCGAATTGGTCATACATTAGCTGCTCGATAGCGATTAGTGTAGAAATTGTCTTGCCTAAGCCCATATCAAGTAACAGCCCATAATGTGTATGGTCAATGATTCTTTGAATTGCTATCTTTTGATAATCGTGTGGATGAAAGTTCATGAATCGCCCTTCTTATATCATCAACAAACAATGTAGCCCCTAATTTACCAGTAACTACGGAAACGCTGGCGCCCAGCTTTCGCATCCGTTCTATCTGCACGCGTTGATTAGGCCTTAATCGCCCTTTCTCGTCTTTTAGTTCAGCGAACACGACTAGGCCACCCGGTAAGATTACAATCCGATCCGGCACCCCATCATTTCCTGGTGATACGAATTTCATATATATGCACCCCAGATTTTTGAGTTGATTTCCCAACCAACGCTCGATGTCTTTTTCCATTCTCTCACTCCATTCTCAATAAATAATCGGCAACAGGCCTCAGCCTATATAAAATCTGGCTTCATCGGGGTTGTGTTGCCGATGTTTTGTTTTTTTTTCTCATATATATATATACGCGTATTTGCGTTTTTTGCGTGTATACG